GTCGTACTCTGGCGCAAAAAGCACCCGCCCCTGCTGTTCCCAGCGGGCTCGTGTCAGGATTGCCATGCACAGCAGGTTGTCCTTGCGGAAGCCGTCGCTGACGGCCAGCACCGCAGGCCGGGACGTGTCGCCCAACCGCTGCAGGATCAGCTTGTCCCAGTCCTGCGGGGGATCCCAGTCGTCAGACATCTGCACCAGCACGTCCCCTTGCGCCTTCTCTGCCGCGCGATTCCAGGCGGCCACGCATCCCCCCTTGCCCTTAATCGGCTGAAAGGCGGCCAGCCGATTTGCGGTAGAGTCGTCCTCGTCCACGCTAAAGATCCATTCCACAGCCCAAGGATCGTGCGCCTTGGCCATCCAAAGCTGGCGGCAACCAATGGCCTTTTCCGGCCGGCCGCGCGTTGCGTGGCACAGGCTGATGCGGATGCGGCCGCCATCCTCCTTGTCCTTGGCGGGCAGAATAAAGTGGCCCAGCTGCTTGTATTTCTTGCGGCGCATGACGGGCCCGGTGCCGTTAATGGCGCCGCCCATCAGACCGCGCAGGTCGCCCAGCAGGATTTCGTGCGGCAGGTTTTTCAGGATCAACTCATCCCACCAGACGGGCGGGATCAGGTTATCGGCCACCGGGACGAGGATTTTGCCCAGGCTGGCGGAGGCGGCGGCGTTGTAGCAGGCGGCGGAGCTGGCCGCCTCGCGCCCGTCCTTGGCCACGGCGTGGCGGAAACGCCGCAGGACGGCCAGGCTTTCCACGTCATCATGGCCCAAGCCAAAGATGTGCTCGCAGGCGTCCGCGTTTTTGGCGCGTTCCAGCCAGATCTTGCGGGTGGCTGCGGCCTCGTAGGGGCGTGCGCGGGTGGCGTGAATTAGGCTAAATAGTCCTCCATTTTTTTCAAAGTGTTCTCGTTCGAGCTGGTCGGCCTCGTTGGTCAAGCCGTTCATCCGCAGGCACTGCACGTGAATCAGATTTCCCGCCCAGCCGTAGAGCATGCCGCGATGAGTCCACTCCGTGTGCTTGGGCGTGGGCAGGGCCATAAAGCAGCGGCTGTACGCCAAGGCGTGCTCGCGCTTGCCCATGTCCAGGCAGACGGCGGCCAAGCAGGCCAGCGCTTCCCGGCGGGTGGGATCTACCTTGTGGGCTGCGCACAAGTACTCGGCGCGGATGTCGAGCCGGTCGGACATGCCGGAAAGGTTAATCAGCAGCTCGTACCGCTCCGGCACGGTCAGGGATGGATCCTTGACGGCCACCAGGCACTGCTCCACGGCCTCTTTTTTTTGGCCCACTCCGATAAGTTCTTGCGCCCGATAAAAAGACCATTTGCCCGTCAGCGGCTTGGGGATCCGGGCGTCGATAATTTTAAGGTTCCGGTCCGGCGGAGATTTCTTGGGGGCAAAATCCGGCTTATGGGTGATGGCAATGTCCATGCACTGGACGCAACAGGCATCCGGCGTTGGGTTGCAGTTTTCGTGAATGGGATCGGCCCAGCGGGCCTTGCCGGCGCGCCACGCCCGTTCCCTGGGCAGACGCAGGCCGTTATTGGTAAGCGCGTAGGCCAGCAGCCAAAAGTCCACTCCCTCGCTGCGCTGGGTAAGCAGCTCGATCAGGCGCTTCCGGTCCTGATCCTCCAGGATGTCGTCCGTGTCGGCCCACAGGATCCAGTCGCAGCCGTCGGCCGCGGCCAGATCGGCCGCCTGGTTGCGGGCCTCGCCAAAGTTGTCCAGATGCTCCCAATCCGCCGCGTCCGGCTGGTTTTTATATTCCGCCAGGTGCACCCCAAATCGCTCGCAAATGGCCCAAGATTCGTCCGGCGCCTGCGATCCGACGGCCCGCACGCCGTACAGGTGGGGCGTCAGCTTCTGGAAGGATTCCAGAAAGCGGGGCATAAAGCCGTCCACGTTGCCAAAGATGAAGGACAGGCCGATCTTCACGCCCCGCCAGATGCGTCAACTTTACTTTTTGGCCTTGTCGGGAATGGCTAAAATCTTAGTTTTTAAGGATGGACCTCAGGGAGTATATGCCCTTGATCTGGGTTTTTAGCATTATGGTCTGCATCTATATCGGGCTCAAAAAAAGCGAAGGAATGGCCATGGGACTGCTGGCGCTGGTGTTTGGCCCATTGGCCATTCCGGTCGCCATCCTGTCCCGCGGGCACAAGCTCCCCTGCCCTTACTGCGCGGAGAAGATCCCGGCTAAGGCCATCTACTGCAAGCACTGCCACCACGACGTGGTGCGCTAATTAAAAGAAAAGGGCCGGACGGGTTACCCCATCCGGCCCTCCTCAGAGGAACCAATCGGACTGACTTAAGCCGTGCGGACCATCTTCAGGCCGGCGGTCACGCCGGTCGCAGCTCCAAACACTGCCTCAAAGTTAAGGAAGTGCTTGCCTTTGGCCGCGCTGTAGTGACGGCGATAGCCCAGGCTGATGCCGCTTTGCTGATCCACTTCCACGCGGGTCGCCAGGTATTCGCCGGGCGCCTGCGCCTGCAGGGGCCGAACGGCAATGGCAATCGCGGACGGGTGCACCGCAATGGCCTTGACGTTGGTGGCCATCGTTAGCGTGGTCTCGTAGACGTCAAACCCGAGGACGCGGACGAGGTTGCCCTCGCGCACGCCGCCAGGACCAAAGTTCGGATTGGCCAGCACGACGTTTGAATCGCTGAGCAGATCGTCGTACAGGTCGGGGTTCACGATGAGGGACCGCTCCGGGCCGACGTTGGCGTTGGAGAGGGCCTTGCGCAGCGCGCGGATGTTGGTCGTGCCAAAGGTGCTGTAGGTCGTCACCGTGGCGTTGCCGTAGTTGGCGGTTGTTACGAGCGCAAATGCGTACTCGATCACCGCTTGAGCGACGGCCTTGCCAGCCGCGGACGCAAAGATCTCCACATCGGCGCTGGAGCTGTTGGCAAACTGCACGTCCGTGATTTCGGCCGTGGCCACCTTGTGCTGGTTCAGCGAGACCGAGACGTTCTGCAGCTCGCCGCCGCTGCCTTCGTAATCCGTGAAGTTGCTGGCGGACATGGTGGAGACGAGCGGCACGTTGATGGTGTCGCCCTTGCGGCTGGCTTCGCCGTCAAAGCTGACGGAAAAAGCGCGAACCGGGGCCAGCGCGACGGTGAACGCCTCCAGGGCGCGTCCGGCGATGATCTCGTCGTTAAGGTTTGCGTTGATGGTTGCCATGGTGGGTACTCCTTAGCGGGTTAGCTGCGATTCCGCGCCAACGCGCGGAGGGTGGTTTTGTTCTCTAGCAGGTACTTCCTGCGTTCGTTGCCTTCCGGCATTGAGAGAAACTTGGAAAGCGGGTCGACCGATTCCTCGGGGTTGGCGGCTAGCGGGGCGACCGCGCGGGCGGTTTCCAGCCTGGTCTCCTCCACCTTGGCGGCGAGTTCCGCCGGGGCCACCTCAGGGGTTGGCTCAGTGGCGGGCTCGACCACAGGTGCGGACAGCTTGGACGTTAGTTCGGCCAGCTTGGTCAGCGCCTCGTCAAGGCGGGCAGAAAGGGTGTCGATGGCGGCTTTCGCGTCGAAAGCCGGGGCCTCCGGCGCGGGGGCGGGCGCGGCCTGCACGGCCGGCGTCACTGCTTCAACTTTGGTCTCGGTCATCAGGCGGACGGTGTTGTCAACCGGCTGGCTGTAAACGCTGGCGTTTGCGGCCGCCTCAGTCACCAGATCGACGCTGAGCAAATTAGTAACCCGGGCCAGCCGCGTGCCGTTCTCGTCCTCATCCGGCATGCCGGAGAAGCTGATGGAGAAGCCGATCTGGTCAGGCAGTTTCTGAATCAGCTCGGAGAAATATTCGACGTCCGGGTGGTTTGACAAAAGTTCCAGATCCGCGCGCACGCGGTTGCCATCAATCCGAAAGGCGTAGAGCATGCCAATGATCCGGTCAATTTGGTTGGAATGGTCGGCCAGCACCTTGACGGGTTCGCTGGCTTCGCCCAAGAGCTGCACCTGGTTGAGCGTTTCCGCGTCGATCATCATGTCGTGGCCCAAGGCGGGGCCGGCGGTGATGACGGAGATGCCGGGGAAAAGAAGTTTGGCCATGATCGGAGCGGCCAGTGTCAATCGCCCGAATCTTTACGGATCTGAGCGTTGGCCCAGGTCTGACCCGGATCCCCGCCCCACAGCGCCCAGGCGATGCGGCCCGCGCTGGGATAGCCCTCCTGATCGGGGCTCCATCCCTGACCTTGTTTGTCCACCTCGTGTCTTGCAAAATAACTTGCCATCCGACGGATGGTTGAATCGGACAAGTTTACTCCGTTGGCGATGTCCCGGGCCCGGGCAACGCCCACGGCTGTGCCGCCACGGTTGTGTTTTCGCCGCCATTCTAGGCCGCGCCGCGCTTCGTTCCGCATGGCTTGATTAGGACGAGCCAGTTCTATTTTTACAGAAACTTTTTTTTTATCTTTAAGGCCAATCGCCTTGATGACCATGGTCATCTCTTGATTGCTTAGCTGATAGTCCGGGTCGTCTTTCATGCTATAAGTTTCGGTGCGGATAGCTGGCGCTTGCGCCTTTGGCTGTTCCGGTTGAGCCTCTACGGCCGCCTGCAAGCTGACCGTTTCGGTGACGGGCGTATTGAGCATGGTCGCGGGCGACACGGCCAACTGCGCATCTGTCTCAGCGGCTGAATTTGGGCGGGCATTAGAAACAGGCGCTTGTGCAAAATTACCGTTGGGCGTGAGCAGCTGGATGGTGGAGGGATCAATCCCCTCCTCCGCGCAGCGTTCTTGAATCCACTTGGTCTCCGAAATTTTCTGGTTAATCACCTCCTGCCAGTCGGATCCCTCGGCCCCGATCACGTCCGCCAGATTGGTAAAGCCCAGCTTGTACTCCTCGCGAATCGCCTGGCTTTCACGGCCCGCGTCCACGGTCAGTTTTCGGGGCGTTTGCCACACCACATTTTTCCAGCCTTCGCTGCGGGGCAGCTCGCCGCTTTCAATCCCGGCGGCGATCACGTAGCGCCAGATGCGGGAGCAGAGGCGGTTAATGATGAGACGCTGGCGTTCTTCAAAACGGCGCTGAGCCTTGGCCAGCGTGAACCGCTGGGCGGTGCCGGCCAGCCGTTCGCTGTTCCAGACAAATTCATACGGCAGGCCCATGCCGATGGACGCGGCCCGGATGTACTGGTCAAGGAACGCGTCGAGCTTTTCATTGGGCCGGGTGAGGCTGAAGGTCTGGACGGATTCGCCGGGCTTTAGCCTAGCAATGCCGCCGCCGGAGTAGATCGTCTCGCTAGTGATGGCGTCGCCGGTGTTATGCGTCGGCGCTCCAAAGAAGCCGCCCTGGGCGCTGCCAGTGTTGTTCGTAATGACCATCCCCAGGCTGGTGGCGGCTTTGACGCCCTGCATCTCCATGCGCAGGACCTCGTCGCGGTCCAGCATCGGGATCAGGGCCACGGCCGTGCGGGGGTAGCCGCGGAACTGGTCGGGACGGTCCGGCTCGAACATGTGGACGACGCTGTCG